ATGGTTTTAGTGTAAACAAAAAGATGCTAGAAGTTTTACAACATGTTACAAAAAGAAGTGATGCAGATACAGCATATAGTTTCTTACATGACATACAAAGATTATCAGCACTAGATACATACCTTTCTTCCTTTGTTCAAGGGATTAATACTTATATGAAACCTGATGGTAAGTTACATGTTAGATTATTACAACATAGGACTTCCACTGGAAGGTTTAGTGGTGCTGACCCTAACATGCAGAACATGCCTAGAGGTGGTACGTTCCCTGTTAAGAAAGTATTTATATCACGATGGAAAG